AAACTAGATGCCGCGCTCTACTACCTTAGACGGTTAAGGCGCTTGGGTCTGGTGATAAGCGAATGGGTTCACGGACAACGAGTCTGGGGTGTGACACTTTGTCGCACTTGACTTTCTTCTATGCTAAGGGTACTCTTTAAGAGTAAACCCAATGGAGAACAGACATGAAAGTCCGAAACATAACTTTAACCGCCAATCAAATTGATGTTGTATTAGAAAGCCTTAAATCTGTCGCGTGGGAAATATCGCCAGAACGAGGGATAGCCAAACGTGTTGAGCGCGAAATGACCAAGGCGCTTGATCGAAGCGAAACAGTGTTTGAATAAACCCAATGGAGAACAGACATGAAAAAACCAAGGTCTTGGAAAGAAGCCCAAGAGTTGCCGTGGATTGATGAAATAACAACAGACCCAAAAGACTCGCGAGGAGAAGGTGACATGAGAATATTTGTTTACCTCAACGATGGCGAAGATAACCCCGTGACAGGCGAAACAGGCGGTGGGTTTTATGTCGGTGGTCTAAGAGACTTAATTAGTCACTACTTTTAAATGCGGAATAAACCCAAACACATCGAAGACGCTCTGCTCCAAGCGGAGCGTCAACTCGACGATTGCTGGTTCGAAGATCGCGGATCACGGGCCATCCAAAAAGCAACAGAAACACTAAACAGCATCAAAGCAGCTATAGCCGTGGGAGAAGAATATGAACCAGACTTCTAGGCCGTGGACAATTCAATGCTTCCACGGAACCGCTTACGTCGATTACTATATGCACCGACACGACTTTCACGACGTGGTGCTGAGTTATGAATACGACAGAAAAGAATGGTATTCGCGGACGCGGACCTCTCTCGTAACAATAGAAAAAGACACTCCGTTTAACGACGGCAAAGAGTTGTCTAAAGATATGACAAAAAAACTAAGAGCAATTATGGAGAACTATTATGAAAGCCCGAATAAACATCACACAACGAATGCTCAACAAAAGCATCATAGACGCCAATAAAAGCGTCGTAAAATTCTTTCGGGAATGCCTACCCGAGTTGGGATACGACTTCATAGAAAATGGAGGCAAAAACGTTATACTGGCGCACTACGACGATGGTCACGAATATACACCAACACAAATAAGATTGTACCGCCGACCGCGGGGCGATAAACTCCTGTCCGTCGAAGGACTGACAAGACGCGCCAAAGCAGGGGACGTTATGACGTTTGAGCATGACAAGGAAAGCAACAGAATAATCGTCCGGCTCGAACTGGGTGAACCGCCAAAAGAAATCAATCTAATCGAATAGGGCGGGTTTAGGGGTTTTAACCCGCCTTTGCGCAGGGAGCGGTCGCTTAACACTCTCACGCGGTAGGCCACTTTGACATAGTGGTGGCAGGATCGCGGATCAGGCTCTCGTCTTAATTTAGGCGGGAGCCTGTATCGTTAGTAACACTTATAGTATACCCTCCCAGAAAAATAAAAAAAAAAAAAACGAAAAATATAGGCGTTACCGGTGTTATAAAAGTTACCAGTATGTAATCAAACAAAAAAAGGGCAAAAAAGGGTAACATTTTCGGTAACTCCATACTAAAGATAGGTGTTACTTTGGCACTTTTTTGACCAAAATGGTTAAGCCGCCTTCTGCGTTAAGCCAAAATCCCCACGAAAAAAGTTACGAAAGTTTTTCTGGCGGGGTATACTATATGTTGCTAAAAGGTATTGTATAGTTATTTGCAGTGGAGAGAACCGTGCCTAAAAAAACAAACGCTGATCTTGCAAAACTCCCCAAGCCCTTGAGGATTAAAGCGAGGCCTATCCCTAGAAAGCATACCGGACTAGCCGTGGATAAAGAGGCCAACCGTTCTGATCCCCGAGGCGCGAAGTATAAGACAGCGGACAGCCCTTTGACGCGTAAGCAGGAGCTTTTTGTAAAAGAGCTTGTAAGCAACGATGGTATGATAACTTATAAGGAAGCCGCTATTCGAGCGGGCTACCCCGAGAGTTCAGCCCACACCCGTGCATATGAGTTAACCAACCCTCACAAATGCCCGCATGTTGTGGCAGCTATCAGGCGGTATCGAAACGAACTGGATGAACGTTTTGCCATCAACTACAGCAGACACGTTCGAGACTTGCAGAAAATCCGTGATGTGGCCCTCGAAAACGGGGCGTACAGTGCCGCGGTACAAGCCGAGTATAGACGGGGACAGGCGCAGGGTGATATATACGTTAGCAAGGCGGAGATCAGACACGGCAGTATCGACAACATGGACAAGGATGAGGTGATGAAAGCGTTGAAGGAACTAAAGGAATCCAATGGCTCAGACATTATCGACATTACCCCAACCGAAGATTCCGACGGAAGCGGCGTTTTATCAACAGTTGAGGACAGCCGCGAAAAAGGTTAGGCCCCAGTTAAGCCTGACTAGAATAGAAAACTCTGTCGGTCAGGGCATACCCGACCTTATGATCTGCGATGAACGCGGGCTATTTCATTTTGTAGAATTAAAGTTTTGCAAGGCCAATGCGGTACGGTTAAGCCCGCACCAAGTTTCTTGGCTAACGAGGCACCGACACAGTAGCAGTTGGATATTGGTTAAGCAGCATCAGAACTGGGGGAAAAAACCTGTCGTTCTTTTGTATCGTGCGGATCAGGCAATAGCGGTCAAAACAGACGGGCTAAAGACCGATCCGGTGTATGAAGGCACAAATCCTTTTGATTGGCCTGTTCTTTTCGACTTGATTTCTCCCATATAATCGCATATACTCTAAGGGTTAGCTAAATGGAGAACATGCTATGAGTTTAAATTATGATTTATGCGGTGTAAAAGCCGACTATAAAGACGACGCCGTCTGGCCTATCACCAGTGCTTTAATTTGGGGCACCATGTCGGTTGGCTTAAATGCGATTACGGAAAAGAATTGGGAGGAATTTTACGTTCGTTGCCACGCCGTTGAAACGATCAACGGGGCTTGGCTTCGTGATAAGGATTTAAAAGGCCGACCGATCACGGCAGAGGATGTAAGAAGCCACGTAGGATTGCACACCAATGCGGACACTCGAACTAAGGCCGAGTTCCAGAAAGACATTTACAGACGTTTTGTGGATCAGGCTAACCGCAACATAACACTGTCACGGCAGGAACTCGAATGAATACTTATAAGATCACCTGTGAGATTCATGTGCTGGCAGAAAATGCCCACGATGTTGAGGCAACGCTGCACGAAGAAGCTTACGCATGGCTCAAGAACAACGAATTTATGTGTGCCATAGAGAGCAACGCGAAGACAATCACACGAATGAATATCACGGAAGAAAGGGAGAAAGCCTAACCAATGTTTATTTTTGAACTAATAGGTCGATTGCTTTATGGCAGCGATTACGAGGAATTGAGCAAAAGAGCGAACCGCAAAAAACCAACGCGAAAACGCCGACGATAAAACTTTAGAAACTGCCCGCTTTACAGGCGGGCTTTTTTCTTTTATAGATATGGGACATTGCATATATTGGAGAACGCTATGGCTAACGTAATTTATAAGAAATATTCCTTTTTGGGACAGCCTAGATACTGGAACCGACGCACTAGAATGTGGACATTATGGCTTTCTAAAAGTTGCCATTACCCGACGCACCACGGCGCGTTGCGCGTTTTGCATAGCCGGAGGTTTTCGGAAAATATTTCAACGAATAAAGACGTATCGACAGGCATAAGCCTATCGCCGGAATATGGGGTAAAAACGCTATGCTAAAAACTGTCGAATATAGCCGCGCAAAAAAGACGCGGGGAATTGCAGTCACATATAGAGCGGGCGATGGTAGCAATTACGGAACTTGCCCAGTTAGTTGTGAACTTAACCCGAGCGGTTGCGGCGCGTCAAAAATAGATGTTGATTATCTTGACGCTGTTTTAGATGCTAAACCTGTCAAAGGTGTATCGTTCACCTATTCCCACTTTTCGCCGTTACACTGGAAACGAAAACTTGCGGCAAATAAAACCGTGATAAACTATAGCGCAAAGACCGCAGAAATCGCGGCAAAATTTATGCGGTTTAAGGTGCCTTGTGTTGTGACCGTTGCGGAACGTTTTTGGCAGGGTAAAAAGAAACAATCTGTCAATGGTTCTTTAATTGTACGTTGTCCCGCTGAAACAATCGCGGAGTTTAGTTGCGCCGATTGCGGCAATGGTGATCCGCTTTGCGCTAGGCTCGAAAGAACTTTTGCAGTTGGATTTACAGCACACGGCGCGAGTAAAAAGAAAGCCGCTGATCCTGATCAGGCGGGCGGTTGCTATGCCAGCGGGGGAAACGTCGCGTTGCACTGGACAGCGACAGCCGCGCAGGATCAGTCCGAAACCGACGGGGATAAATTGCGTCGCTTTGTTTCGGGCTTGCCGCCCCGTTCAATTATCCGGCACCATATTGCGGGCGATATTGGAGAGGAATAGACGATTAGAAATTTCCGCTTGATTATGTATGCGGGTTTCTATATGAAGGGGGTGCGAGAGATCGCGCCCTTTAACTTTTTGGAGAACGTAAAATGTCACATTCAATCGAAAACTCTAACAACAGTTTAACCCAGCTAATGCAACAGGTCCAAGACCAAGCCGCCCGCAAGGCTGATTTTTTGACCCCTACAAATGATCTGCAAAAGATCACCAATTCAGAAACAAACGAACCAATATTAGTTATTGAAGCAAAAGGCGGCGAACCTACCCGCCATTTAAAAATAAACAACGTAGCTTTCCAACAGCTAGCCGCGCATTGCGACATTGAGGCCCGCACGGCCCGCCGCCTTCAAACACATTACCCTTTTGAGTTCGACAATCTGATTAACGCTCACTTTGATCAAGAGCCTAAGCGGAAAATGCTTCGTACTTTTCTCGACACCGACGAAACGAACGGCACCGCCCGAGCGTTGCTTTCCGACAGGTTTAAGTGTTTTGATAATGATAATATGATCCAAACCATTTTGCCGCCGTTGATGGAAAACCCCGCGCAACTTCAGGTCGTGAACGCAAAAATTAGCGACAGCAAATTGTATATGCGGTTTAAAAGCCTTGTTCATACTGGGGCGGGTGCAAACGTGTCAGATGTAATGGCGAACGGTTGCGGCTTTTCTAACTCGGAGACGGGGCAGGGATCGGTGTCAGCTTACCAGCTTTTTTGGACCTTAGCATGCCTTAATGGCATGCAAACCGAGAACAAAACTCGGAGCAGCCATATCACCAGCGCGAGGGATAGTGACGATTGGGGCTTGTTATCGGGAGAGGCGCAGGAAGCCGATAATAGAGCCTTGAATTTAAAACTTCGTGATCTGGTGGAAGCATACAGCAGCCGCGAGATGTTTGACCAAGTGCTGGACAAGATGAAAGCAGCCGCCGCCGACACAATCGAAGGCGAATATTCGGTTTCTGACACGGTTAACAATCTGGGAACCGTTATGCGTTTGACCAAAAAAGAAACGTCAAATGTTCTTGACGGCCTTATGTCAACTATAGGGCAAGCGGGCTATGAGAACGACCGCCCATTGTCGCGGGCAACCTTTATCAACGCCGTGACAGCAGCGGGCAACAAATGTGATATTGACCAGACGGATGACTATCAACGCCTTGGGGGTCGTCTTTTGAATATGAACGCCCGAGATTGGAACCGCATAGCGGCTTAAATTTTTTTATTGCTTTGCACTTTACAATGGCGCATATTGGGGCAGGGGAAACCTTGCCCCTTAACTTTGTTTGGAGAACGAAAAAATGGAACTAGCTAAAACAGACTACACCAATGAGACCGAGTTGAGCGCGGCGCGTGAAATGCTCGAACGCCGTGAAGTGGAAATAGCCCGCTTGCGTGAAGAGATGGAAGCACTTCGAACCGTTAACCAAGAAAATGCTTTGATGCTGGACGATATACGCTTGCCCCTTTTTAAACTTTTGAAAGACCAACTCGGCGCAATGGTCTCGGGCGAAATTGCCGAGCAATTGAAATCACAAGAAAAGGCTTTTGATATTCAGGATCATATGGACGAGATACGCGACGAAATTTATCACAACCTCGACATAACCGATTACCAAAACGAGATCGAAGAGATTGCATCAGAGCGCGACATTAACGACGAGGTGACCGAAATCGTTGAGGATGTTTTGAGAGGCGCAAAAATCACACTGGGCTAAACAACCCGCCCAACTTTGCCCAACTTTGCCCGCCATAGCGCGGGCTTTTTTTATGTTTGACAGATCAGTAAGAGATATCCCATACTGCAGGAGCGGCGGGCATCCTGCCCGCTTGCTATAGGAGAACCGACACAATGAAACGCTATCAAATAGAAGCCTCGACATTCGAGCTAGACGGGACCGAGAGCCACACAGTGCTTTACACCTCGAACGGCATAAGCACCGCCCGTGCTTACCTCGAAGGATTTACAACCGCCAGCGATTGGAAAGATTACGACCTTGTCAATCTATTGGATACAGCGCACCCCAGCGATAGCGACTTGCACTTGATCGATAGCAAGATGCACCCCGCCATCGACAATTGCGCGACAAGCCAGAGCCTTTCTGATTTTACCGAAGTGTGGGCCGACGTAGGACAGCACGCCTTTTTCCGGTGTAAGCTATGAGAGGCGGCGTAGGTATCTGTTTAAATGGTTTGAGCACCAAACCCCCCGCAGACCCCCAAAAGAGCCGAGCCGAGCGCAGAGCAGCCGACAGCAACCGCAAACATTCAAAAGGTGGAAAGGTTAACTTTAACCGCTGGACTACCAAACATGGCAGACGAGCCGGAAAGTGAAACTATGATTAATATGACAACCGCCCAACGCGACACCTTGGAACGCAAATGGTCAGAGCTGGACGAAACTACCCGCCCGACGCTTGACCGCTTTCTAGAGAGCGTGAAAGACACATTCTATTGCGACGACGCGGTTACGGTGTACTGGGCTAACATGTGGCTTTGCGTAGAGCGTGACGGATACGCTCATACTTGACGAAATCACATAGATCAGGCAAAACAGGGGCGGGGCAATCCCGCCCCTTATCTATTGGAGGATCAAACATGAGACATTGGACGCACTGGGATACTGAGCGAAATGAAGACGGCTCAGTAGATTATAGCTTTTACAGGCACGATCGACATTGTGTCACGTTGACCGCAAACGGGGGCGGCAAATGGTCTGCTATTTCACGATTGAGCCAGACGCCCGACGGTGTCCTTAATTGGATTGAAACTGACCTATCCCCCGCGTTAACTTTTAAACTAAAAGAGGCGTTGCTATGAAACACTGGGAACTAGAACACTCAGGCGAGTTGGTCCGCATTGAATGGAACGAGGTTGCCACTTTCAACTTACAGACCCCCATCGGTGGCCGTTGGGTCGATTACCATTGTTTTACTTGCTATGGCATCGAAACTGATCAGGAGGCGCTCGAACACGCCTTTGAGGTATTACTTGGGTTAGAGCTTTATTCATTGCACCAACTGATCGAAGTTCCGGACCCGACCGAGCCGACCGAAACGCGTACCGAATATTGCGCACGAATGGGGTTTGATATGTAACGACCAGCACCACCACACCGACGATCAGGGGCGCATCACAGCGCCCCTTTTTTATTAGTGACACCTGCGACCCCCGCGCCCCGCCCCTTGGCTTAAACCTACCGACCATGAACCGTGGACCGTGGGATATGGTTCGTTCTGGTCGATCCGGTGCCCAGATACCCAGCGATCGACAACGAGATCGACGAGAGAGCCGCCGATCCGCCCCGATCCGCCCCGATCCGCCCCGATCCGACGCTAGCTGGCAGGGAAATCGTGACGGCAACCGCGCAGTTAAATCCACCAGCTGGACCGGATCGACGCGGATCTGGACCGGATCGAGCGCCACCAGCTGGACCGGATCGACGCGGATCTGGACCGGATCGAGCGTCAATTAACTGCAGCAGCTGCAGCAGCTGGACCGAATAGCCTGGACAATATCGCATACATTGCCCCGGCAAATAGCCTCGGGTCCCCCCGATATCGGGTCAAACCGCCTAGGTTAAACCCAAATCGACCGGAATCCGCCGACCGCGCACCCCGTGCCGACCTGCGGGGGCTTGGGCCATGTTTTTGACAAATAGTTGCCATAAAAATGATATGGGGTATAACTATGTAATAGCTTACTTATTTAGGGGTCCCCGATCCGTGACTATCGCACTACAAGAAAAAGCTCTGAAACTTCAACTTAGACTTGCACAAATAGAGAAGCAGGAGTCTCAGCGTAACAATTTTTTACCGTTTGTGAGGGGTATGTGGCCTGACTTTATTGCTGGTCGTCATCACCGTATTATTGCTGAGAAGTTGGAGCGTGTTGCGAGTGGCGAGTTAAAGCGTTTAATTATCAACATGGCTCCGCGGCACACGAAGTCTGAGTTTGCATCCTTTTTGTTTCCTGCGTGGATGATGGGCAAGAATCCTAGTATGAAGATCATTCAGGCGACTCACACGACGGAGTTGGCTGTAAACTTTGGTCGTAAGACCAAGAATCTTTTGGACACGGATGAGTATAAGGGGGTATTTCCTCACGTTAAGTTAGCGGCGGATTCGAAGGCTTCTGGTCGGTGGGACACGAGTGCTGGTGGGATGTATTATGCTGTTGGTGTTGGTTCTAACTTAGCGGGTCGTGGTGGTGATTTAATTATTATTGACGACCCACATTCTGAGCAGACGGCTATGAGTACGAATGGTTTTAACGATGCTTGGGATTGGTACACTGGGGGCCCTCGGCAGCGATTACAGCCCGGAGGTTCTATAGTTTTGGTACAGACTCGGTGGTCTGAGAAGGACATGACGGGTCAGTTGTTACGTGGCATGGCTAAGGACCCTTTGGCGGATCAATGGGAGGTTGTTGAGTTACCTGCTATTTTTGAGGACGGTACGCCTTGTTGGCCGGAGTATTGGAGCATTGAGGATTTAACCGCGGTCAAGGCGTCTATTCCTCCTATGAAGTGGAATGCTCAGTACCAGCAGAACCCTACTGGTGAGGAGAATGCGATTGTTCCTCGGGAGTGGTGGAAACGTTGGGAGAGTGAGCGGGTCCCTAACTTACAGTATGTGATACAGAGTTATGACACGGCGTTTAGCAAGCGGGAGAGTGCTGATTACAGTGCTATTACGACGTGGGGTGTGTTTTATCCTGAAGAGGATGGTGGGTCCCCTGCGTTGATTCTTTTGGATAGTAAGAAGGGTCGTTGGGATTTTCCTGAATTAAAGCGGATTGCTTTTGACGAGTACCAGTTTTGGGACCCTGACACTGTGATTGTGGAAGCGAAGGCGAGTGGTATGCCTTTGACTCAGGAGATGCGACAGGTTGGGATACCTGTTGTAAATTTCACTCCGAGTAGGGGCAATGACAAGGTAACGCGGTTGCACAGTGTTAGTCCTTTATTTGAGGCTGGTATGGTGTATGCTCCTGACAAGACTTGGGCGGACGAGTTAATTGAGGAGATGGCGGCGTTTCCCAACGGTGAGTTTGATGATTTGGTTGACAGTGCTACACAGGCTTTGATGAGGTATCGTCAGGGCAATTTTGTGCAGTTGCCAACAGATGATTGGCAAGATGAAGAAACATCTGCTAGGGTACACGCATATTATTGACGGAGACGGCTATGGCTATTGGCGGATTGATGGATACGAACGTACCGAGTCAGCTTGACGAGGACGATTTACGCGCTGAGTTGGAGATAGAGATACCGGACTCTGGCGGCGACCCTATGTTGTATGCGGTAGATTCTGACGTGGAGATAGAAATCTCTGAGGAGGATGACGGCGGGGTTACGGTAGACTTTGATCCCGAGGACATGCGCGGCGAGGGCGGTGATTTTTACGCTAACTTGGCGGAGGAGATGCCGGACCGCGAACTTAGTCGCATTGGCAGTGACTTAGCGGGTGAGTTTGATGCTAACAAGGCTGGTCGTCAGGATTGGGAGGATGCGTATACAGATGGTTTGGAGTTGTTGGGATTTAATTACGAGGAGCGCACTCAGCCGTTTCGTGGTTCCAGTGGTGTAACGCATCCTTTGTTGGCGGAAGCTGCTACGCAGTTTCAGGCGCAGGCGTTTAACGAGCTATTGCCTGCGGGTGGTCCTGTACGAACGCAGGTTATGGGTGAGGAGACCCATGCCAAGGCGGATCAGGCCAAGCGGGTTCGTCAGTTTATGAATTACTACATTACGAATGTTATGGAGGATTACACTCCTGACATGGATCAGATGTTGTTTTATTTACCGCTTGCGGGCAGCACGTTTAAGAAGACTTATTATGACGAGGTCATGGACCGCGCCGTAAGTAAGTTTGTTCCTGCACAGAATTTGGTTGTTCCGTATGATACTTCTGATTTGGATACGTGTCCGAACATTAGTCAGCTTATACGGATGGATTTAAATGATTTGCGTAAGAAGCAGCTTGCTGGGGTGTATTTAGATATAGACGTGATACCTGCGCAGGGTGATGTTACGGAGGTTGATTCTGAGATAAACCGGATTGACGGCATTGAGCCTTCGCAGATTGATTACGATTGCACTTTGTTGGAGTGTCACGTTGATTTGGATTTAGAGGGTTATGAGGATTTAGACGAGGACGGGGAGCCTACGGGCATTAAGGTTCCTTATCTTGTTACTATATCTCAGGACAACGGTCAGGTTTTGTCTATTCGGCGTAATTACCGTGAGGACGATCCGGCTAAAAAGAAGATTGCATATTTCACGCACTTTAAGTTCTTACCGGGATTTGGGTTCTACGGCTTGGGCTTGATCCATACTATTGGTGGATTATCGCGGACCGCGACCAGTGCTTTGAGGCAGTTGATTGATGCTGGTACTTTGTCGAACTTACCTGCGGGGTTCAAGGCCCGCGGACTTCGGATTAGGGACGACGACGATCCTTTACAACCGGGGGAGTTTAGGGACGTAGATGCTCCGGGTGGCGCTATTCGAGACAGTTTAATGCCTTTGCCGTTTAAGGGTCCTGACCGGACGTTGTTTGAGTTATTGGGTTTTGTTGTACAGGCTGGACAGCGGTTTGCGACCATTACTGACATGAAGGTTGGTGACGGTAATCAGAACGCGGCGGTTGGCACGACGATAGCGATGTTGGAGCAGGGTTCGCGAGTAATGAGCGCGGTTCACAAGCGTTTACATTATGCCATGCGTCAGGAGTTTAAGATTTTGGCGCGGGTAATGTCGGAGAGTTTACCGCAGGAGTATCCGTATTCTGTTGCTGGTGACGAGTCGAGCATTATGGCGTCGGATTTTGATGATCGTGTGGATGTAATTCCTGTCAGTAATCCGAATGTCTTCAGTCAGGCGCAGCGGATTGCGTTATCTCAGACTAAGATGCAGTTAGCGGCGCAGGCTCCTGAGATGCATAACATGCACGAGGTTTATCGTGATATGTATGAATCGTTGGGCGTTACGGACGTTGATAGAATAATGAAGGCGGTGCCGGACGACGAACCGCGGCCCTTGGACCCTGCGCAGGAGAACATCAACGCGTTGGACATGATGGAGTTACGTGCGTTTGCGGGTCAGGACCATCAGTCTCATATTATGGCGCATTTAATTTTTGGCGCGACTCCGATGGTTGGACAGATGCCGCAGGTTGCGGTTGCTTTACAGAAGCATGTTTTGGAGCATGTTAAGATACAGGCTGAAGAGGCTGGTATGCAACAGATGCAGCAAGCGCAGGGTGGCGACGAGGCTCAGATGGAGATGCAGTATCAGGCGGTTGTTGCTCAGTTGATTGCGCAGGGTATGCAGCAGGTTAAGCAGTTGTCTGGACAAATATCTGGTCAGGGCCCTGATCCTCTGGTACAGCTTAAAGAGAAAGAGTTGGAGATTAAGGCGCAGTCAGAACAGTCGGACGCTCAGATGGATCAGGCAAGACTTCAGCTTGATGCTCAAAACCAGCAGATGCGTGGTCAGCAGTTCCAACAGCGGCTTGAGAGCCAAGAGAAGCAAACGGACAAGCGCATTCAGAGTGCAATGCAGCGTGAAATGATGAAGCAAAGGAGTCAGTGATGGCTAAAGATACTTTAAAAATACCCACAATGGATGAATACGCAATTAAACTTATTGGAGCTAATGTGGGCTCAAAAATAACAGGCAGTGGTAAAGGTAACCTTATTGCGGCTTCAAAGGGTGCTTCTACTTTAAAAAAAATTGTTAAAGGAAAATAAAATGGCTAAAGTACGAGTAAACGGGGCCCCTGCGGGTCCGGCACCGAAGGCGGTTCCTTACGCTGACATTAAGGATCAGGGCCGCATTCCGTATGGCAAGACTGCTCCTGTTAAGCAAGATCATAGCTATCCGCGGCTCACGGCCCGTGGTATGGGCGCGGCAAAGCGCGGCGGCAAGTACACTGCGTGTGTCTGACGGATGCCGCCTGAGTTGCTTTGGAGCGGTGGGTTAACCGCGGTTCTGGGCGTTTTTGGCTGGTTATTGAGGACGTATGTAGGGGAGGTGCATCGTATTCAAATACTCTTAAACCGCACTCGGGAAGAGATGGCGAAGGAGTATCTTACCAAGTCTGACAACACTACGGACATGAATCGGGTTATAACGCGTTTGGATGCGTTAGACGCTAAGATGGACCGCATGTTGGAGAGATAAATGATTGATCCTGTAACGGCTTTTGCCGCAGCTAACGCCGCATTTAAGGGCGTGAAGATGTTGGTTGGTGCTGGTCGTGAGATGCAGGACGTTAGCAAGCAGCTTGGGTCGTGGTACTGTGCTGTTGCTGACATAACCAAGGCCGAGTCTCAGCGTAAGAATCCAACGTGGTTGGATAAGAAGACTCACGGAACCGATAACATAGAGCAAGAAGCTATGGATATCGTGATCCGCAAGAAGACTTTACTGGAAAAAGAGAAAGAGATTAAGTTCATGCTGGACTACAGGTTTGGCTTGGGCACTTACGACGAGATGTTGGGTATGCGGCGCAAGATACGGGCTGAACGGGAAGAGACTGTTTACGCGGCTATGGAAGCAAAGCGCCAGATACAGAATAACATGGCTATTGGTGCGTTAAGTCTTGGTATAATAGGCGTTTTGGGTGGTGGTATGTACTTAATAGTATTGGTTACTCAATGATAAACGCGCTTATTTTGTCTGTAACTCTTGCGGGAGTGTCTAATCCGACGCATGTTCAGTGTCACTTATGGAAACGACTGACCGCCGAAAACGGTCAAAAGGTTTGTGTTTATAGGTTTACAGCGGGGTACGGTGGCTTGGGTTATCATTACCCTACTAAGAGTTTTTCCGAGTGTCCGAAGGTATTTAGTTGTCTTTATGAGAGGAAGGACAAGCGACCTAGCTTGTCGGAAATATTAGATGGCCTGAAAGGAGGTTTCTAATGACTATGGAGAAGTTTTTGGCGTGGAAGGTTATGCCTCGGCTTATGATGTTGGTAATGACGGTTATGTATATCAGGGTGATTGAGTGGTTTATGTCGTTACCGCAGGATGTTGTTAGTACGCAAGCTACTGCGCTTACTGCAACCGTAACGGGTGCTATGACGGGTGCCTTCGCCGTGTGGTTAGGATCAGAGAAATGATGGCATTATTAGGAAGTTTGCTGGGCTTTGGGAGTTCTTTTCTGCCCGAGGTACTTAGCTACTTTAAAGCTAATCAGGTTCAGAAGCATCGTATGGAGATGATGCAGCTTGAAACGCAGTTGGCGCAGAAGCGTTCTGAGATGAAACTGGTTGAGTTAGACAAGCAGGCTGATATCGCGGAAACGAAGGGGCTGTATGAGCATGACCGATCTATCGACGCTGGCGGATTTATCAACGCTCTTCGGGGTAGTGTTCGTCCTGTTATTACTTATGCCTTTTTCGGACTGTTCGTAGCTACGAAAGTAGTTATCATGGTTAAAGTAGGGCAGTCGGGCGGCGATTGGACAGAAGCTGTTGAACTTATGTGGGACCCAGAAACAGCCGGACTTATGTCGGCGGTCTTAGCGTTTTGGTTTGGAAATAGAGCAATCTCTAAATATGCGGGGAAGTAGTTATGGGATACAAGTTAGGAAAACGAAGCCTATCAAGGCTAGAAGGTGTCAACGACGATCTGGTAACGGTCGTGAAATACGCTATCGGCGTAACGAAACAGGACTTCTCGGTCATCTGCGGGTTGAGAACAATAGACGAGCAACGCGCATTAGTTGCA